GTTGTGGCAGGGGATTGTTTGCCATTGGCAAGGTCATAAGCTGTTTTCACCGCTTTGGGCGTGGCTGCCATTGTTTCATTGTCGCTATTTGTGGCTGAGTTAAGTTGCACAATGCCTTGTTGAGTGAGACTGGCTTTGGCGATTTCTGTTAACGTAAAACCCCAGCGTTGCCAATCTGCTGAATTACTCGCTGATGGGGGTGAGTTTTTATTTGTACGCAATGCTTTATAACTTAAGCCCTGATATTGCACGAAAGCACCAGCCGGATAATCTTGTGTAGCAGACCATTCAGGTAGCCCTCGCTGCATTAAATAAGTATGTTTTTCGTCAAGTCGCTTGAACAAGAAGTTAAACCACTCCATCGGTGGAATTCCGCCCGTTTGTTCAAAGGAAATTCCCCAACCACGCAATAAGTCTGGGAAATTATCGACCTCGCCTTGTTTCGCAGATGACGCAAAAATGCTTTCATCTGGCTTATTTACTAATGCCATATGTGACCTCTATATTAGGTTGAAAAGATATTGCACACCGGCTTGGCGTGGCAGTATATCTAAGTGGTTGATTGCGAATTTTTTAAAATCAGATGTGCTTGTACTTGGGAGAGAGATAGAGACGGTCATATCATAGTTATCCACGATGTGACAACCTTCACCAAAAATAAAACGGCACGCTTCGATAATATTCGGGAGCGTGCCTGTTTGATAATTTTTAAGAATGCGACATTTAATTAAAAATCGATAATCATCATCCGATAATCGAACACTATCAGCGAGCGGATCACGTTTTCGATACCATTGCCCACCGCCTTTTCGAAGACGACTAAAGCTCATTGCATTTTGTGCGTTTTGAAAGCCGAAGAATTTTCGCAACAAATAACCGTTAATCACTCGAATTTGTCCGACGTGCTTACCCACTAAATCCAGCTGATCGCCTGTGGCTTCTTCAATGTTCAGCACATTTTGTAATTGATATAAATCAATAAACCCTTGTACAATCACGTTTTCTAGTAGTCGAATCGTTTCAAGGGCTTTGTGTTTACCTTGGTATTGCCAGATCAGCAAATCAGAATACGCCATTATTCCACCTCAATGGTAATATCAGTCTTCAATATGCGTGCTAGTTCACGTGGTTGTAGTTCCACATTTTCCGCTTTCAGGCTTTGTCCTTTACGGGCGATTTTAAGTTCTTTTATCCAGAAACCGCCCACTTGGTTAATGGGTGAGTAGAGGCGAGAAAGTGAAACAGATTGCCCAATCTCAAATTTTTGAAGGGTAAGTAATCGCTTGATTTCCTCTTTATCAATTTCAGTAAAGTCTTCATAACGCACACAACGCATCACAATTTGAATATCAACTGCAATCGCACGATCAAACCGAATTAAACGAGGCTCTTTATTCTTCTGCAACGTCACTGCGATTGCACCTTGCAAACCAACCCCCGCCCCTTTGTTTTGATAAATTACCTCCGCAATTTGACTATTTTCACCCCCCTCTACAATCACATTGAGAGAATGCGGCTCAATGCCTAATTTATCGCGTTGAGCACCGTTATTTTCGAGAATACGCACTTGCTTCACATCTGGCAACGCTCGAATTTTTGCCGCAATCGCTTCTGCAGAGTTAGTGGCATTTTTAGTACGGCTTACCCAAAAACGCTCACGTAGCTGTTGGTCTGTTTCTTCATCTTCTCCCACTTCGGCATTTTCAAACGTGGTGGCACGCTGTAGCCCTAAAGTGATCGTTTCAATGGTAAGCGGTGTGTTTTTACCTAAATTATACGAACCCAGTTGCTCACTTCTAAAATCAGCTCTTGCCGAACCGTTACTATCAAGCTGAACATCCGACACCAACACCCATCGGGTTTTATTCGGATCGGATACCATAACACCTGCATAAAGCTGGGTATACGGCTCGCCAGTGAGAATGACCGAACGTAAATAGCTGTAACTTGCAGCACGACGCATCAAGCCAGCATAAGCCACACGTTGCTCAAGCCAAGCACCTGTTGCGGCATCAGGGTCGAGCTGGTTATATACGGTTTGAGCCAGTTCTTCAAAATCCATTCGCATTTGAGCAAGTAAGCCAATCATTTGGCCATCAGGCGTATCGGCATTAAGGTTAATATTTTGCCCATAAATCGCTCTAAAACCTTGCTCCAACTTTGAAAGAATGGCATCAAAACTTTCAATCACAATGCCCGTTTCTGTCAGTGTTGCCATTGTTCACACTCCTATTTTTTCGAGGTTGTTTTATCGTTCTTTTCTGATTTGTCTTTTTCTACAGGCTGAAATTGACCGCCTACCACCGTCATTTTTGAGAGCCAATCGCCCTCCATTGCATCACCTGAATGGAGCAATTTCACGACCTTATATTGCCCGTTGAAATAATCGAGAATTGATTTCACTTCCACCAAGCCGCCAATCACTAGCTGAGGATTAAGCAAACATTGCAACTCCAAACCATCATCGGTATGCTCTGGTGCATTAACCATTCCCGTTTCTTGTGAAATCAGAATAGCTTCGGCTTTCAACACTTTATTTTTAGGGAGAAAAACCAACTCGCCATCTTGAATAGACCAGTCCGCTCCACTGTTTCTTGCCAAGCGGTTTAATAATTCTCGGGTATCACCATTCATTACTTTGCCACGAGGTAGTTGTCGCTTATTCGTTACCTCTACCGTACCTAAATTCACGTTGGGCAAGGTTTTACTCAGCTCAGTTAATATCTGCTCATCATTACTACCTGATTTCAGCGTGCTGGTAATGCGTGCCTGTGTATACGCACGGAAACCATCGGCACATTCAAGCGTTAAAATAAAATCCAGATCGTGCCGTTGCACACTGGCTTTGGTAATATCACCCGAATAAATTTGCGTTAAGGTTTGATAACCCACCGATAACGCCACTTTATCAAATGCACCGCTCAGAATTTGATTTAGATGAGAGCGGTTTAAGTTCCACACCCGAATCGTGGCTGGGTTCGGTTTTTCATTGATGGTTTTATCAATATCAAAGCTAATGCGAAGATTATTGATAACCAAAGTGTCGGATTTCCCGATAATATCCAGTTGAAATTGCCGTCCGAATTGTCGCATCATTTTTCTCCAATATAGAGCGAACAGCGTCCGTTAAAGTCGGTTTCAAACATCGGATCAAGGGTATTACCACTGTTATCTTCTACCCAGAAAAAATAAGGCTGAGCGGAACGCACCAATAATGGCACACCACACACCATCGCCATTCCTTCCACCACAGATTTATTTTCGCTCAAATCAAATACGCTCATCGCCCAAAACTGCCCGATACTATTAAAGCGGATGGTAAGCCGAATGTTCCGCCCATTAAAGGGGATGACCATTTCTTGATGTACATGGTTTGAAAGGGGGATTTTGTGAAGTTGCATATAATTTCCTATTTATAACCACTAGTTTGATTTGCAATAAAAAACGGCTGAACTCCTTATTGGTTTCAGCCGTTAGTATTTGATTTTAAAATCATTCTTTCTTAGAAAGTTTAAAATTTTCTTTCAATAGTAGCTCTAGTCTTTCCTCATCTTTTTTTGTTAGTTTTTTAATACTCTTATCGAAACAAGTTGGTAATATTTTATCCTTACAGAGCGAAAAATCATTTGATTGTTTTGCAATTGTATTTATAAGTGCTGCAAGTTTTTTTATCTCAACTGATACAGATAGATTGCCACTTATCAAACTCTCATACTCTTTATATCTTTCATCAAGCATAGATTTTATGACTGATTTGCTAAATAAACAATCTTGAAATATTGGCACACCTCCTATTTCACCCCCACCTTTACAAATAAGACGAATTTTATTTCCTTTATTTAAATCCATAATCTCTTCTTCAGATGTGGCAAAATGTGCTTGTGGAGAAATAAAGGCTCCTTTAGCTTTTAATTCAATATAAGGTTTATCATTTAAACCACTTTTAATTCCACCAACAACACCATTTATTATAAGTTGCTTATTCTTATATTTTTTATCTCCCCTTAACTCATTCTCTGAGTAAGTTTTAAATACATCATCAGGCGTAGTAAAAACAAAATCCCCGTATTTAAAGTAACTTTTACCACCTTCAAAGAAAACCGTTAAGTCCTCCTCTAAACCAAATTTGAATGCTTGTTTTTCTTTTTCAGATGGCGAAAATTCAATTTCTCCTGCACTTGCTAAGTTAAACGTAAAAGCGAGAGTTGTTGCAATAAGTAGTTTTTTCATTTTGATTCCCCAGTTTTTTTGAGTTAAAACAGTTTAACCTTAACGCCAAAAACTATCAATTATTTCTCCTACAACTCTACCAGCGTGATTGAATCTACTTTCATGTCTATCTTTACCACCTGATGTTACTGTCTGCACCTTACCCTTTACCACCTTGCTTGCAGATTGCGTACTTGCACGACCGCTTTTGCTTTTACCATTCGGCGAGCTTTTCTGACTGCCCTGATTCTGCCCTGCCGTTGCAACCGTCTGAGTATCAACAATCAATACCTGACGAGCGGTAATAGTAAATTCAGCCGAACCATCTTGCGTCTGACGCACAGAAAGGCTTTCAATTAGCATATCCTCATAACGAAAGATACCCGTTTGAATGGTAATGACTTCACCCGATTTTTGTGTTTTTAGTAAATCGGCATAACATTGCTGAACACGTCCGCCTTGTTCGCCTAAAATATCGCCCAGTCCAAAATCGGGTAACCACGGAGCAAGAACGCGAGCCGCATTCAAACTATCATTTACTGCTGAAATAATGCCTTTCGCTTGAGGAATCAACCGATTAGCTTTTGCAATGGTTTGCACCGTTTTGGTCGCAACGGGAATAGGAAAAGGAAGGTTATTTAAAAAATCGGTTACCCCTCGAATATAAGGTACACCCAGTTCTTCTAGGGGCGAACTACCGTGGTCGTGATCGACCATTACCCCCGAAATAACCACGCTTTTAGGGCGAACCACTGCGTGATCGGCAACCACACCGCCCGATTCAATCGGGTTTTCCGTGATATTTAACTCACTACTATGATCTTCTGAGGTAACCGCATCAAGGCGAATTTCGCCAATTGAACGCCCTGAAAGAGATGCAAGCATTTTTTCCTCCAAAAGAAAAACCGCCCGAAGGCGGTTAGATTATTGACAATATATGTAGAGTTCACATAGTGTTTTCCGACTATGCACAATCAACCGCTATTGAGCAAAGCTACTCCCTGTATTGCGAATAATTTTAGCCGTCTGGTCTGCCACTAATTGTGCTTGAGCATTATTTTGCACGTTGATATGCTGAGTAACCTGATAGCGATTATTGCTATTGGTTTGGCTATTATCAGTAGTGTTGTTTGTTGCCCCTGCTCTGGCAATAGACGCCGCATTTGCACCCGCTTGAACAGCTTTCATTGTGCTCGTCAGCACACCACTATCCATAGCCCCTACTGTTGAAACTACCTGTTTAATGGGGATTTCAATCGGATCGATACCTGCCCCAAATTTATTCACCAGTGAAATCAAGCCATTCAGGAACTCAATCGCTGCGACTTTGATATTGTGCCAAGTATCACTGACAATACTACCCATCTTCTTGAACATAGCAGTGAATGCACCAAGCCAATCGCCAGAGGTAAAGCCATTCACAATTGCTTCCCACACAGCATAAAGCATTTGAAAGAGGGCAATCACCACGTTAATCGCAATCTCAAAAGAACTTGCTAATGTGGTAGCTACAACAGAAGTAATGCCAACAACCACCTCAATTGCCGTTGCAATATCATTAAATACATCTCCGACTGTTTGCCCGATACTTTCTGCAGAGCGACCGAATTCGTCGGTTTGTTCAGATGCACCAAATAACGCACCGAAAATACGCCCAATAATGCCAAAGAGATGGCTAAACACACCACCTATAATCCGCACAATGTTAATAAGAGGTTGCATGGAAGCGGTCGATTTTTGCCAACCTTTTACAAAGTCAGCCACCCACGTTTTTACGCGCTTAAGCCAATCACCGACTAAAATCAGCCCGTCTGCAATCGGCTTCCAATAATCACCGAAGAAACTCTCACCGCCCTCCATATAGACGATCAAATCTTCAATTAACAGCAATACAGCTGCAATACCCGCAATCCAAAGCGTAAGCGGGTTAAATAGCAACGAGCGCCCCATCCAAGCCAGTGCTGCACCCACAAGATAAATCGCATTTTTCCAGCCGATGGTATGACTTACCAACCGATCAAGCGTGGTAATAAAGGCGTTTGCTACATCAAAAATCAAGCCCAGAACAAACCCGATGGCATTACCAATAGACGCAATTAACGCACTATTTTCAATAAACCACGCCTTAAATTTTCCGATAAGTTCGGTAATCGCAGGTGCAATTCGCAAAGCGATAGTTTCGCCAAGCGATTTCAGCATGATGCCAAGTTCCGTTAACGCATCTTTAAAAGCAGCGGCTGTCGTAGTGTTCTTTTCTGACCCCACACCCAGCGTCATCAACTGCATTTCTGCCATCTGCTCATTGAATTCATCAAGATCTGCAGTGAGTGCTTGAATCATTGAGCCATCAATGCCAAGTTTGGCAAGCATTGCGATCTGCTCACTGCTTTCCATTCCTTGCATTTTTTGGCGTAACTCTTCAAGCACCACAGAGGTTTGCTTAATATTCCCCTCAGCATCTTTTGCCGATAAGCCATATTGCTCAAAGGCTTTTGCCCCTTTTCCTGTGCCATTTGCAGCTTCGCCAATCACTTTAGAAAGCCCCAAAATGGAAGCTTGAGCGGCTTGCACGCTTGAACCTGAAAGTTCAGCCACTTGCCCTAAGCGGTGGATATAATCGGTGCTTTCACCTGTGACATTACCAAGCTGTCGAACCTCATCAAGAGCGGATAGTTGGTTATCCACAAAGGCAGTAATCGCACCGCTTACTGCCACAAATGCAGCTCCTAAACCTGCTAATTTAATGCCGAATGTATCAACACCTTCTGCCAAAGCTTGAAACTCATCTTTGGCATTCTCAAGCCCAAACACAGCGATGCCAAGATCGCCAATTAAGCCTAAAAGCCCTTTCTGATTTTCTTCCAGGGCCTCTGTGTTTTCTTCAATCGTTTCTACATTGTCAGCGAATGCTTTTGCTTCTTCCTTCGTCGCTTGAGTGTGCGCTTGCGTTGTTTCCGTAGCCTTTTGCTCGCTTTCACTTAATTGCTCAACGCTTTCAGAGGTTTCCGCCAGTGCTTCGCTAATAGTTTCACCCACCGTTTGAGCATCCAATCCTAGCTCTTCAAAGCTCGTACCTACTGCAGATAAACGCTCTTCAATTAAAGCCGTGATGCTTTCAATATTCGCATCACTCGCTTTCAAGCCATCAGCCAGTGCTTCGCTAATGGTTTGCTCAAGTGCCGATAAATCAGGTTCAATCTGATCAAAAGCTTTCTCAATTTCACCTACAGCAGTTTGAGCACTTACACCGAGTTCAGATAAACTCTGTTCAAAGGCTTTCAGCTCTTCGGCATCAATATCCACGCCAATTTTAATGAGTAATTCATCGAGTAGCATTAGCTTGTTTCTCCATTAAGGCAAGTTCTGAGATGCACTCGTGGAATGCAAGCAGATCGGAAAGGCTATACACGGTGCGAAGTTCTTGTAACGAACAATAACGCTTAGAAATTGGCGTGAAGATAAACCAATCAACACTAGTACTCTCTTCACGCCCATCATTTACGCCGTCTCTTTGAGCGGAAGAATATCTTTGAGCAATGTCTGCCCATTTTTGAAAAAATCGGCGAATTGGTATTTTACCCCTCGCGCAAGTACACCAATAAGGTGGTGGCGATATTGGTTAAAATGAGGTTCCAAGCGGTCAGATAAACGATACGTTTTACCATCAACTGAAGCTGTTGCGTGAGAAAGTACTAAATCTTCCACCTCTTTAACCGAAGGATCGCCTAAATTTGCCAAAATTTGTGCTAACAGCTCGCTACCTAGTGTTTTACCTGTTTTTGAACCATTTACGCTCACACCTTGAGCAATTTTTAACGCCTTTTTCAGTACGTTCCAAGCCTTAAACGCATTGGCTGGTGTCATTACATAACGCACACCATCTAATTCAAACTCAAATTGTTGTTCCATCATTAAATCCCTTTCTCAAGATTCATTGCACCTTTTTCAAAGACAAATGTCCACGTTTGAGCATTATGCCCCTGCCCACGCACGAAATTCGGTGGGGTAGTAAAATAGCCTTTTGTTGCCGTCACCAAATCGCCATTCATTAAATCTCGAATAGCAAGAGTCATTGGCGTAAAGGTTTTAATTCGCTCTTTTTGTTGATTGCGAAGTTTAATCAGATACGCATTATCTTCACTATGCTGTTTCACTTTCAGCGTAAGTTTGCCAGAGCGGTTAGTGTTAGCGATATAAATACCCGTGCCATCTGCACCAATAATCATCTCGCCATCATCGGTTTGAAAAGCAAAGTTAATCACATCAGAGCCATCTGCCCAATCGCTAATCTCACGACCGTCTAACAGCACCACAACTTCTTTTGGATCGAATGTTGCCATAATATTTCCTCTAAATTATTAACGATTGAAGTTGATGATCACATCAGAGAAGTGAATCGCACCTGCTAATTTCACCGCAGTTTGAATCGGTGTTGCACGACGTTGCTCACGATCGCTATCCGAGAGCGTATCCATTGGTGCTGCCCACACATAGTAGCCTGCTTCCAAATAATCACCCGTATTCAAGCTACCAAAACCATCGCCATTCCATACACCTGGCGCAAATGCACCATTGTTGATACCTTCCAAACACACTTTTTCTACCGCAGAAATTAAAACTGCCTGCCCTTTATCGGTTAGTGGCACTTTAGTTGGCGATTTATACAAGCGAGCAAACACTTCTTTCTGAACCGCATCGGCAAACCAGTCTAAAATCACAATTTCATCGGCAAATTTACCACCTAACACCGTTCCTTCAGCAATCATCGCTGCATCATCAAAATAGGTGTATACGTTAATACCGAGTCGTTTGGCTTTCGCAAATTCGGTTGCGGTAATTTCATCAGCCGTAATCGTTGGTTGTTGTTTGAATTTCAACGTGAGCGTTGAGTTATTTGCCGCAAAGTTAGTTGAAAGTAAACGTGCCAAAGCTGAAGAGGCTGGGTAAAGGTCATTTTTGTCGAACATTGCCAACGTATGGTCGCACCCTGCATCCATCAATTTTTTATACACGTTATCAGCAGACCACTCTAACTGCTCTTCACGAATCACGTTCGCTCCAAACATTTTTGTGTTCGTTTGAGCATATTTTGCAGCCGCTTCTACCTGTGCATCGGTTAATTGCGTCGCCACCGTAAAGCCATACCAGCTATTGTCTACTTCCGCCACCTGGAATAAGGCTTCTTCCAGTTTTTCTGCTTTCAGCGAAACCGCATTTTTACCCAGCACACGTAGCGCCTGCCCTTCTTCTAACTTCAACAAGCCACCGATATATTCGCCCTCACCTGCTTCATTGATTGCATAGAAGATTTGCGTGTCTTTATTTTCACCGCTTGTTGTCGCTTCAATCATAAAGCGATTACCAAGAGCATCATAAGAAACCGTGCTTTGCACAGAAAGTGTCGTCAGTTTTTCTTGAATTTGGGCTGCGATTGCATTGAAATCAGCTAATCTTGAGAAGTTTAACCCTTCTACTTTTTTGATTTCACTACCAATAGTTAAGGCAAAACGACCATTGACTACCGCTTTAAACGTTTCTAAATCATCAGAAAGCGTTGCACCACGTAAAGCATTATTGGTTGCGTTGATGGTTGCTCGCTCTTTCTGCCAACGAGCAATAATCAGTTGCTTCGCACGAGGGCGTTGTGCAAAAAATGGCTGTGCCGCTTTTGCCGTTTCCGAATTTGTGCCAAAAAGCTGCTCCACATCTTTCTGACTTTCGACATAAACATAACGCGTTTTTGCATCAGTAAATGCTTGCCCCGCTTCTGGTGTGAACAGTGCCACAACGCCAAAAGACTTACGAGCCACCGATTTTGGCACGGTGTTTAATTGAACATTTACAATATTACTAATTGAAAGTGCCATATTGTTTCCTTAATTGAAAATTTTAATTATGCCCAGTGACTTCAACCGAGATTGAGCCACCTAGCTCCACAGAACGAATTTCCTCTAGCTCCGTTTGCACGATATGAGCGTGAGAAATAACGCAATCAAACTGCCCCCGTTCTTCATAATCCGCCCCTACTGTTGCCGTTAAATTACGCACATCTGAAAAACGAACGATACCCGCCTGCATTGCCCTTAGCCCATCAATCAGACGTGAACTTTGCAAAATATTGCGAATTTTGACCGCTTGTTGGTAGGCATTCTTGCCATAACAAGAGATGGAAAGAGTAGATAGCAACGAGGAGTGAATCTGCTCCACCTCATTGGGCAAATAGACACGTCGGCTTTGCCCAATTTCGGTGGAAAAAACAATATCTACCGTAATAAATGCGGTGTTTAATTGCTCAGGTAAATGCCCACCAATCACCACCCCATCAGGTAACTTCAAAGCCTGTTGAATCAACTTTCGCAGTCGGACGATGCCGAATTGCGATTTGGTTAAAGTATCCATAATCTCCCCAATCTGAACTGGCAGATACACGATAATCAAAGCCACGAAAATGCACCAGGTCGCCAATATTTAACGGATCCTGCGTAAACACCTTAATACTTGGCGAATAACGCTCCCCTTCTGGCAACAATGCCACATCGTTGGAAGTGGTCGGCATCACAATTGCCACCATTACCTCATCGATATAACTTGCCTTAAACCCTTCTGCAGAGTGTTCCCCTTGTATTCGCTTTACATTGATTTCACGACAAAACTTACTTGAAGAAAGACGAGGTTTTTGATTGATTAAACTCATACCACCATCACTCCTACACCGACCAAGCGACGTAATCGCAAATATTCTTGACCATATGCGGTCAATTGATAATCAGCATCCGTTCCCGTCAACGTTGGCACAGCATAACTCACGGATAATTCGCCCGCGTTTTCACTCGCTAGATTACGGTTGGCTGCACCATTACTTTGCGTTGTCCAAAGAGAAAGACGAAGCAGATGAGCAGCCAATGCCAACACGCCACGCTGATAAAGTTTTCCCCAGCGTGATGGGCTAATTTCCATTTGAGCATCCAATAAAAAAAGGTCGATTTTTTCATCATCGACCTTTTCAAATTCGGGATAACGCTGAGTTAAATCATAGGCTTCCACTGTTGGCATTGTTTCCTCCTTAGTAATCTACATAAAGTGCAGATTGTGGCTCGTGGAATACTACACCACCAAACACCATTTTTAAGCCAGATTCATAGGTCATAATGCCTTTTTTCTCAGCCCCTAAAACCGTTGGGGCTTGAGGAACATCCATTGACACATAGTTCTGGTCATTGATGTAAACCACTGCACGGTTTTTACCGTTCGTGACTAATGAGCCAAAATTGCTTGGTAACGCTTTAATTTCCACCGCTTTACCTGCAGCACCGCTTAATTTTTTGGTTAAATGCTCTAAAGCGGTGGTTTCGTTAATGGCGTTTTCACGCGTAATCAAGCCTAAATGAGCATAATCCATCGAATCTAATGCGAAGGTATTCGGTGCTTGAATACGATAGGTTTTTTCCATTGCACGTAAGAAGAGTTCTTCAAAAAAAGCCACACTTTCATCAAAGGTCATTGCAGACACCGCTTTTGCTTTTCCTTTGGGCGTGTACACTTCAATCTGGCTTGAATTTAACAACCCTTGTAGGCGAGTATCTTGCTTATGCCCTAAAAAAGCCACTTTTTGCAAAGTTTGTTGAGCATTTTGGTTTAACGCCATAATTTTTTGCGTATCCAGTTTTACGCCCAACTGTGCCGCTTTCTGAAGCTCGATCTCTTGCCATTGCACCGTTTTCGCCCACGTCACAATCGGTGAACGGGTATGAGAGAAATTCACACCCACTTGATCGAAGTTGTTTGTGTTATAGGTAATTAACCCATTATCAAGATCGCCCGTTACGTCTGCAGAAAAATGCAATTTCTCATCCATTAACGGATTACCCGAATGATCGACATAAACAAACTGCGGAAATACAATATCAGGATATTTTGTTTGATTGATTTGTTGTGATACTTCCGTCAATGCTGTACGAAGTACGTTAATATGTGGCATATAATGTCCTCTTTGTAAATTTTTTTAAAAAATTCAACCGCTTCTTATAAGCGACTCACTTCGGCAAGGGTTTCTGTTGCTGAAATCACCACCAGTGAAGTTGCAATCGTATTTGTACCGTCTGCTTGAGCCTGCACTTGACCTGCGTATTTCTGGCCGCTTGCAACAGCAACTACGTGAACCGTATTCCCACGTTTTACTGTTTCGCCTTTAGCAATTTCAACCCAAATAGAATCACCTGTACCAATATGCATCACATCAGCCAGTTCGCCCTTCTCCCAGTCATCTTTAAGCACAGAGCGAACGACCACGCCAGCAACAGTCTCAGTTCCTGCCGTCAAGTTTGCAACACCGCCTTCTGTCATCGCAACAAAACGCCCAGCTACCAGCGGTGTTTCGCCTGTGTTCATATTCGCCGTGGTTTTGGAATTCGCTAAACCACCTTTGCCAATATCGCCTGCACTAGCAGTTAATGTATTGCGTGCAAATGCCATCTTTTACCACCTTATTTTTTGTTGTACATATCGTTAAAATTAAAAGACACCGCTTGAGGTTGTGTATCTTTCATCATCTGATCGCCCATTGATTTACCAGTCTTGAGCTTGTCTAATTCCGCTTGCGTATCTTTGAGCGTTTTATTGGAATCGGTCACTTGTTTTTCCAATTCCTCAATTTCTACTTTTGCATCAGCTAACTTTTTCTGCTCATCTTGCAGTTTTGAGTTGGTTTCCGTTAACTGTTGTTTTAACGCCTCCACATTGACTTCGTCAGCTAATTTTTTATCCTCTTTAGGTGGTTCTTGCGGTTTTTCATCGGTTTTATCCGACTCCTTCTCGCTCTCTTCCACCGCTTTAGCTTGTTCGTCCGAAAGTTTCGTGCCGAACGCACCAAGGATTGCATCTAAAAATTTACGTGTTGCACTCATTTTTGATTGACCTTTTTGTTCATCGGCTAACTTACAAGACTCACCACAGCGACCGTCAGCCACTATCGCTATGTGATTGCCGATCATCGGCGACATCTCAAAATCTACTCCCTGTTCTTGGCTCGGTAAAAGCTCGCTACGATAGCCGCAAGAGAGTTCTTTAATGCCAAACTGCTGAATTTGTTTAATTGCAGCGGCATCGTAGATCCACGCTTCCCCCGCTAAATGCTCACCATCACGCCGCACATTTCGCACACTACCCACCGCAAGTTGCTTCCAGTTTTCCGCAGTCACATCATCTTCAGGGTGACCTACTGTAATCGGGGCATTCTCAAAACTGCGGATAGTTTCATCGGTAAAAAGGGATTTTTCCGTTCTTGCCAAGCGCTGAATGCCCTCTCCATCCTTGCCTAGTTCCTTGTTGTGATAATCAAACACACCCAATTTTGAAAGGGTAGCAGGAACAACTAAAAACCCGTCCTTGGTAAAAGAACGGGTTGTTTGCGCTTTATCAGTTAATCTCATTGTTTATTTCTCCGCAGTAGCACGGTTACGTTCGCCATAAATATCCAGGTAATCCACTGAAATGGTTATTACTCGGCTGTTGGAGTCGGGTTCTGCGTGATAATCTGTAATTCTCACCACGCCTTCTGTTTGCAACACTTGCTTTTTAACCGCTAATTCAATCGCATCAAGGTTGGCTTTTTCTTTCAAGTAAAGCCAATCCATACCGTGTTCTAAATTCAAAAACCAATCATTCACAAACGACCAAAGCCGTGTTTTGACACATTGTGCAATCGCCTCGCTTTCTCTGGCGTAATTATTTATCCCTTGCCCAAACGTCCAATCGTGATTACTATCCAGCCGTCTCACTATCATTCAGGTACTCCCGTTTTTCCACCACTATCGCCAGTATGTTTATGATTTTTACCCGAAATACTTCCAGCCATTACATCAGCATCACTTGAAATCACGCCCGTTGAATGGTGCTTACCCGACTGGGTCGTATTGCCTACGTGCTGAATGTTGCCTTTAATATGAATGGTGCCATTGGTAACACGAATAAAGGTTGAACCATCAAGCGACTGCATTGATAATCCCCCTGTGTAAAAATCCTTGATCGCATTAGGCACAGAGCAAATAGAGGGATAGAACATACCATCAGATAAATCGTGCTGACGGTAATCCATCGGCTCACTTGCTCGGCCCGATTGCCACCACCCATCAATGCAACGCTCCGAAAATATCACAATCCCCTCATCGCCAGCATTCAGCGGAAAGGTCACCGCATAGCCACCACCGCGTGGAAATGCTACAGGCACATCAACAAGCGGTGGAATTTGCACTGCACCTCCATCAACTAAAAGCTGAGTGATTTGCACCGCAAGCGTTACGGTCTGATGTTGAGGATTAAAATCCACCACTTTCGCAGGCAATGCCGTGTGAATTTGTTTCTGTGCGTGCTGAATCTGAGCTTCCACTGCTGTTTCAGCCGTCGCATTGTGCGTTTCGTAGGTCATAATATATCCAGTAGTGATTTTGAAGTGGCTAACTGTTCCCGTATAGCCATTACAAGCGTATCGACTTGGTCATCGTGTTTATGGCTATCGGTTGCGGTAAATGCCTCACATTCTTCAATAAAATCCGCCACCCAAGAGGCATTTTCGGGTAAACCAATATAACCACTTTCAATATAGCCTTGCACGCTAAGTACGCGCGTATATTTATCTGCATCAACTTGCACGGCTGAAATGGGAATTTGACTATCACGGCGAATTTTTTGAATTAACCCTGTACCGCTTGCCTTGTCTTCGACAAAGGCTTTGGTGAGTAACCCGGTTTGTTTATTAGCTGAATGTTTAGCCCAAATATCTTTGAGGCGTTGTTCCAATTCGGGAGCTTCCCATTTGCCTCTGACTAAATCCAGAATATACAATTTACCATCTATACCTTTACCTGCGATCAAAAAGACAGAGTAGTCATTATGTTCTTTGGTTTTTTGTGCAGTATCGACGTAAATTGCTTTAGTTTTAATAAGCGGGGGAATTTTGTAACGCCCAAACCAATCGCCTTTGATAATCCCCCCGCCTTTGCTAGATGGGCGTTGTTGATATAGTGCATTCCACGCTTGCGCCCCCACCGCTTTACGAATTTTACTTAGACGTTCCAAATCGAACCGCTCAGGGTGCAACGGCTCACCTTCCTTGCGGTATTCCTCATTCTCTTCGGCAATGGCAGGAAATTTTACAATACGCCACTGATCACCGCCGCTTTTCATTTCTTCAATTAACCGCCCAGCCAAATCATCTTCGTGCCAACGAGTCATTCCCAATAACACACCAGATTTTGGTGATAAACGCGTATAAAGTGTGGTGGTGTACCAGTCCCAAACGCTATCGCGAACGGTCTGTGAATTGGCTTCTTTCGCGTCTTTCACGGGATCATCAATAATTGCAATATCTGCCCCCATTCCCGTAATACCGCCTCCCACACCTGCGGAGCGATATGCCCCACTATGTCCCGCAATCTCAAAAATTTCACTATTACGCAGAGGCTGACCCGATACAGTCGCAATGCGTTTTTCATTGAGTGATGAATCAGGGAAAATATTGTGATAACTTTCATCATCCATAATTCTCTGCACATCACGATTCATTCGACTGGCTAAATCAGCTGAATACGAACAGGCGATCATCTGCAAATCAGGATTTTTACCAAATGCCCACGCAGGAAAACGGCGACTAAATAGCTCTGATTTACCACTACGAGGCGGAGCAAAAATCATCAATCTAGGTTGTTTGCCATCTACAACATCTTGGTAAAACTGCTGTAATTCCTGAGCAATGACCTCATTAAACCAGCCAGTAATGAAATCGGGTTTGGTTTGAGTAGTAAAATGAATAAGTGATTGTTTAGCTTTTTCAATCTTGATCTTGTTCAGAAGTTCCTTTTGTGAGTAATTTTTCCAACTGCTCAAGTTCATCTATATTCAATCCCGATAAATCCAATTCAGCTCGCTGTTCAATATGAAGATCGCCCGATACTTCCACTTTTTGCGTGAACATACCTAAATGCTTACCCAATAACTCAAGGGCTTTATTCACGCTAGATGGCTCATACACAAAATGGACTACATCATTGCCAATCACTTCGCCATTTTCGTTTTTGCTTGGAATCGTTATCGTGGTTGGCTTTTTGCCTGAAGCAATATCTGCATTTTCAAGCAAACGGCGAATAACCTCATCTTGCGAAATTTGTATGCGTTCCGACCGCTTGCTTTGAGCTTCTGCAATGGCTTTTTTAACTCTAGTTTTACCTAGTAGTTCAGAACCGATCTTATCTGCATTATTTTTACTATACCCAGCCCGAATAGCGGCTTGTTTCGCATTTAAATCAACCAAATACTCTTCAATAAACCGCTTTTGTTTATCAGTTAATTTTCCCACGCCCTCAGACGTGGATTTTTCTTTCACGTCTGACATAGAAAATCCTTACTTAATCGGCAGTTCAATCTGCAGTTTATCTTCAAAAACGCTTAGCGTTCCTTCAAGCAATGGCTTTTTACCTTTCCATTGACTTAAGCCAGCACCGCATAAACTCGCAAAACGTTTATCTGACTGATATTCGCCAAGCACTTGGTAATATTGTTCAAGGAGTGTCATTCCGCTTTGAACTAACTGCTCTTGCATAAAATTAAAGGCTTTGATGTATGCAATTTTAATTGCCATTGCTTTTTTGGTCTTATATCCCATAACTAGCAACATAAAACCGTCTTTTGTCATCTCGAACATTGGACGTTTTTCGCCTTTTTTATCGATATATTCAACGAGACCAAAATTGGTCCGGTTAAATTCATCATCTCCTGCTTCTAAAATTTCTCGAATATCACGAATAACATGTTTGTGATATTTACCAAAAACCTTTGCCACTATTTCTGATGTAGTAATGGTTTTTGAATCTTTGTTTTGTACAAATTGCTTAAAGTTTTCTGGATTAGCTAATTGCATATTTTTTCCTTCTGCTGAATTTTAGATAATAAAAAACCCGACCATTTCTGATCGGGCTATTTAGTCCTAACAAAACTACCGAGAAGGTTTGGTCTCTACCAATTTAAAGATGTTAGACAAACTGAAATTATTTTAAATTGCTGCGACTAATCTCAATCCATTTACGAATATTATCCACCTGGGCCGCACACAAATCCCGCTCGCTCATTACTACAACCAGGTAATCTATTGCATCTCCGTAAGTCTCGCCTGTAAATGCTGTTTGCGTGCAAGGCGTTAAATAGGCTTGTGGTGGTGCTAAGTACTCAGTCTTTATTGTTACTCTTTGACTGCAGCTGCTCAATAACAGCACGAGGCATAGCTGTATTAGCACACGGCTCTTTAACCAAACTCGTTTTAATGCTTTCACGTTTTACCTCTGCTTGTTTGCGTAACTCAATTACAATCTGTTGCTGATTTCTGACCGCGTCAATTTCTTGCTCCAGTTGAACCGTCAACGCTTGGTTGACAGTTGCTTGTTCTTCAATCAATAATTTTTGTTCAACATTCTCTTGTGCTAATTTCTTCAGCATATTATTTTGATGAAAGAATGCTCCTGCTCCACCAAGTACAATTACCATTCCGCCAACTATTAACGCATTACGCAAGCCCATTGAACATATCCTTTTCGCGTTTGCGGCGATTTAGCAACCCTTGTACTGGACGGCCACCTGCGTTTTTCCAAGCTAAAAATTGCTCTGCTGCGCCTTTAAAGTCATTTGTATTGAGCTTTTTGAGTAGCGTTGAACGTGCAAAGTTTGTCTCGCCGATGTTAAAGACTAAGCTAACTAAAGCATCGAACTCATATTGTTTGAGTGGCACTTTTACAAGGCGGGTAATTGCTGATTCAAACTTTAATAAATCTGCACTCAATAATTCTCGAGATTTATCAGCCGAAATAACCATACCTTTTGCAACAGGCTTACCATCAACTGCACCAGTATGACCGACTCCAATCGTCCAAACACCAATAATGTCCGCATACGCTGTTAGGCGTTCCCCTTCTTCACGGCGGATAAATTGCAAACCTTTCTCACTAGTTTTCATCTTCTGTTACTCCTGCTTTGTTTTTTAAAAAGCGCAAAATCAACTGGCGAATTGCGCTTGTACCCAATAGGCCAAGTGCAGCGCCGATCGGCGTGATTAAATCAATATCCAACCCGAAATGCGTAAGAACAGGGCGGATTGAACCTGCAATCAAGCTGCATAAAAAGGCTTCTACAATAACTCTTCTGGCTGTGTCTTTTTTACCGTAAAGAAATGATTTCGATAGGGATGCAAAAAAAGCCACTAACACTCCGCACACAAAGCTACTATGCTGAACGAAGTAGGCGACTACAACAGTCCAGAGGTCTGGATTTTTCTCTGGCATTTTTTCATACTCCACCCCGTTTTCGAGGCATAAAAAAGCCCCGACTGGAAAACCAATCAGGGCTGTAAAATTTATTCATTGCGTTTATGCTTGCTAATATCGCAAGATATATTAAATATTACACTTTCACTTCGAAGTGGTCAAGCCTAATTTTTAAATTCTGGAGGTAAATCTGAATCTAGACAATACCAACTTTCTTCACTATCAAAAGGCACAAATCTCAAAACCGAATCAGTATTTTTATTCTCAACCCAAACAACAGGCATTATAAAAACTTCACAAAGACCTAACCTAGGAAGAATGATATCTTCTATCTGAACTTCTTCTCCTACTTTCTCAATTTTAAGTGCATATTCTTTCAGCATTTCATCAAAGGTTTTTAAAAACATAATTGTTCTCCACGTTATTTAACACAGAGACATTAACGCGTTTAATGAAGAACTAATCAAGTTAATGATTTGAATAGCGGGTATTTTGGAGGTTATTTTGAAAATAAGTTGATTGAAATCAATATATATCAATAAAACTTAGATGAAAGTAGAATGTGGGACACGCCTCCAATAACTCTTCTAAAGAACTTCAAAGAACTCTAAAAAACATCAAAAACGCTAGTAAATTCAATGTTTCTTGGTAGAATTACGCTCCAAAGAACTCTAAAGAGATTTAAAGAAATCTAAAATTTTTAGCAGGTATTTTGGAGGTGCTTGGAGATGGCAAAAATAATTAAGCCTTTAACTGCAACAGAAGTGAAAAACGCACGCCCAGAAGATAGTCCGCTTCGTGATGGTGGCGGGTTAATTTTGGAAATTTCCCCAGCCTCTAAACGCTGGCGTTTTGACTATCGTAAACCATTTTCTGGGAAAAGAACAGATATTCGAATTGGAATTTACCCTACCCTATCATTAGCAGAAGCTCGAGCTAAACGCGATGAGTTTAAAGCATTATTGGCTCAGAATATCGATCCACGAGAATATTTAAAACGACTGGAACTAGAAAAGCTTTCTGAAGAATTAAATTCCTTTGGAAAAGTGGCGGAACGTTGGAGGGATAATTTTAAGGCAAAACAAGTTGAAGATGTCACAATGTTTGAAGATTGGCGCCGATTAGAAAATCATATATTCCCTAAGTTAGCAGATGTACCATTATCTTCAATCAACGCTCGGTTATTGGTTGAAGTACTGCAACCTGTCGCTAAACGAGGCCATTCTTCCGTCATAGAGAAAACCTTACGCACTGTGGTAAGCATTATGGATTATGCAGAAAATTCAGGGTTGATTGAAATTCATAACTGCCATAAAGCAAGAAAATCATTTCATATCGAAGAAGCACAGAACAATCCCACTATTCCACCAGAGGAACTACCTCGTCTTGTAGCAGATATTAAACAATGGTTAGAGGAAGGGAAAATTCAAGCGAAAACATATTATTTGTTAGGCTGGAGTTTGTTAACTGGCGTGAGACCTGCAGAAGCAGTCAGTGTTGAATGGTCTGAGATTGATTGGGAAAATGCAACTTGGCATATTCCTGCAGAGAAAATGAAAGGGCGAATGAATAAGAAAATGCCACATAGCGTGCCACTTTCTAGACAGACGTTGGAAATTTTGCAAAATATGAGAGAAATTGGTGGGCGAACATTTATTTTCAACAGTTATGCGAACCCACAAAATCCAATGAGCAGTGAAACTGTTAACCGCGTTCTGAACCGTAATGGCTACAAGGATATTCTTACAGCCCACGGCATTCGTTCAATTGTGAGAACCTATTTAGCAAAACAGAACGTAGAACGCAACACCGCCGAAGCGGTGTTAAGTCATAAAATAAAAGACAGATTAGAACGCACTTACAACCGCTCCGATTATTTTGAAGAACGGATTCCTGTTATGCAAATGTGGGCGGATTACGTTTCCAAATGTGGCTGGCGTTGCGCCATATAGTTTTTAATTTCATCTTGAATGTAAAACGTGCTTCTTCCAACTTTGATCGGCTTTGGGAAATCCGCTTTGAAGCGTGCAGATTTTGGGTTTGTCCAGTCAAACAACGTGGACACCCCAATGCTCATTTGCTGAGCGACTTCTTTTGTTCGTAAGTATTTCATGTTATTTCCTTGTAACGCCCTTAAATTAAGGGCGTGGGTTAGTTTGATACAGGACAGGGGAAAGTGAAGCGTAATAATGTGTCAGAGCTTTGGGCGACTACTTTTATTTCTAACCTTACGCCATCTTCAGCAATGCCTGCGTAAACTAAATCATCTTTGTTGTATCCGATTTTTTCGGCTAACGAAATAGCGGACTTTAAGTATTCACAAAATAATGTTGCTTCAATTTTCATTTTCTATTTCCTCTTTAACCCGCTTAATCTCTAAATGATTAAGTAGTTGTCGTATTCCTCTGCGTTGTTTTTTATTCGCTCTATCCCACCATAAACCAGTCGATGGATAGTAATCTAATGTTTTGCCGTTATAGGTGATAATGTAATGCGTATAGTTCTTCGTTTGATAGCTAATACCATACTCATCTAATTTAGCTAACGACCGTTCAGCATTAGATTTTTTCTTTTCTCGTCGCCAAGCTCGATATGCTCTGAAATCTTCGCCAACATCGCCCATGTTATTTTTCCAAAAATGCGGTTAATCTTTGCCCAATCCATCGCATTACAGGTACTGCCATTGAGTTTCCGATAGCTTTATAACGTGAGCTATCGGGGCAATCTTCTGTAGATTTATTACGCCACGGAATTTGCGTGTAATTATCAGGAAAGCCTTGTAATCGCTCGCATTCGGCTGGGGTAATTTTGCGGATGGTGTAAGGTGTGGTAATAATCGGTAAATTACCGTGAGCTTCACTTCTTAAGGTTGGGCTAATGCAATCGTTCTCAATATTGATGGATTGTCCACCTTGGTCGTTCAAAACAATACAAGGTACATTATTTCCGCCTGTTCCCATTCTTGCTTTCAACGTGGGTGTTATATTTTCGTGTAATCTCACGCTTTCTTGACCTTTTATTTCAAAAAGTACATTTTCGCCACCATTATTCCGACCTAAGCAGTGAGCAATATCTGTGGAAATTATCGGGTCTTGTGTTCCGTGAACAATCAAGCTTTCACGACGTGTTCCAAAGCGGCTTTCAGCAAAGGTGGTAAGGTTTTCCTTCGAGCTTCTGCTCGTCTTAAAATCCCCTCGCATGCCCTTTTGCTCAATGAGTATTTCGGCGACACTTCGCTTTCTAGCACTTGCCACAAGGAACACACGCTTACGTCGTTGGGCAAGTCCGAAGTATTGAGCATTGAGGATTCGCCACACGATAGTTCGTGCCGAATGCACATAACCAGCGTTCGTCCATTTTCTCCCTGTTGGTTGTAGTGGCTCACATTCTTGAACCAATCCAGCCAAAAGATGTCCGAATGCGTTGTCCTTGGTGGATAACACACCTGGTACGTTTTCCCAGACAAGTACGCAAGGTGGCTGTTCGTTTTTGTATCTGACATAATCAATAGCCTCTAAAATGTGAATAAGTTGTAGCGTGAGATTGCCTCGTTCATCATCAAGTGAATTGCGTAGCCCTGCAACTGAAAAGGCTTGACAAGGTGTACCCCCCACTAACACATCAGGTGCAGGAATTTCTTGCTTGAGGATTTTTTCTGCAAGCATCGTCATATCGCCAAAATTCGGCACATCGGGGTAATGGTAGGCAAGAACCGCACATGGAAAAGGGTCAATCTCGCTAAACCATAGCGGTTTTCCTAACCCTTTCCACGCAACCGTTGCGGCTTCAATGCCAGAGCAAATTGAGCCGTAGGTAAACACTATAAATCTCCCTCTTTCACAAACACACCATCAATCATCTTGCCTTTTCGGTCTTTGATTTGGTCGTAGGTGTGTTGGAGGCAGTCGGTAATATCTAATTTCTGGTCATTGCAAAGTGCTAATAGACTTCCAAAGCATCTTGCAATGCTATGTTTCATTGAAGTTCTCTTTCGATACCCAGATAAATCCTCATAAATCCATATAGTTTCGGCTAGTTTTCCAGAGTGAGCAGTAAAGTCTAAAGGGAGCAGTTCTGAAGCATAGTCTTCTGGCATTCTGAATGTATTTGCATAATGAGTAAATTCATTTTCAAGATTGAATTGCTTATTAAGAATAATCAGCACAACAGTACAATCACCGACACTGTCCTTAATTACATCGGGCTTGTTTTTGCTAATACCTCCACAGAGTTCGCCAAATTCTTCCATCAGTTTAAGCATTTGTTTCTGTGGTGTTGAGCCGTGAATTAAATTACGGTCTTCCGCCCATTGTTCGATTTGTTGGATGAGTTTTTGCATAGGTATTCCTTGTTAACAAATTTCAATCACGCCAACAGATTCTGCTTGTTTTAGAAAGGCTTTCACTACATCTATTGCTTGCTCAACCTGTTCCGCTTGTTTTTTATCAGAGAGAAATTCTCCAGGTTTAATATAACCACCGAGAAACAAATCATAGTATGGATCTTCTGTAAAAATAGGTTCTTTAGCGTCTTTAAAATTAAATATCATTTGGTTCTCCTATCTGGACGGCTTAAATCTCAGCCGTCCTGTTGTAAGTAATAACACGGGTAAAGTAACAATCCATTACTTCACCCGTGAGGGGGTTAGCGTGTTGAATTTCTGCAGGAATGCCCAGTAGGGAAAGCTGAACAAAGCACATTTGCACGCTTTTTAAGTCAATATCTTGTGCAATTACGCGCAATTGTGTTTGCGGGTTGTAGCCTTTTTCTCGCATTGTTTTGCAAAAGGCGATGATAAGTGCACCGCTTCCGCAGGTAGGTTCGTTTAAGGTGTAGTAGCCTTGTTGTTCAATTGCTTGGTGGAATAAACAATTTGCCATTAGGTTACCGATGCTGAGCGGGGTGAAACATTGCCCACGTTGTTTGTTGGCAAGTTCTAACTGCATATAGCATTGCCCAAGAATATCTTGCGGTGCTTTTTCTAACTCGTGGAGTAAGATTTGCCCCATTTGGTGGAATTGTTGCATCTCTTCATCGGTGTAGCGGGAATAGATGGCGAAATAGCGGTCTTCTCGGTCGATGAACGGACGGCTTAAGCTGCAAGCACAAATTTCCACGAAGTCTTGAAAAACACGGAGGTTATCGTGCTTGCGCCCAAGTTGTTGGATAAGTTTGAGTAGCTCTTCCATCACAAACTTTCCAAAAAACTCTCAAGGGCAGCGGGTGCAACTTCAAAATCCCAATACATTCGGCTAAGTGCTTTTTTATTGTTGCGATCGTGGTTGATATTCAGTGCATCCCTATCTGGGGGCAACGCAGTACTAGGAATGAGTAAGATTTTATATTCATCAGGCGTTTGGCTTTTCAGCTCTTCAGTACTTATTGCTGTAATGAAAAAACAGAAGAAATCGGGCATTTCATCAGGTTTATAGCGGAAACTATACTGATAATTGCTCCCTTTGGTTTTTCTCAGCGTAGAAAACTTCACATCAATTTCTTTATCTTTGAACAGAAAATCAAAGCGTGGGTTGTTCATTCGATAATGATTGTTCATATCTATCGCATTAGGGACAAGCCGTTTAAATTCTTGCTCTGCCCAGCCACCTGCTGGGGTGGAGTTTGCTTGATAGATTTCACGATAACTTTGCCATTTAGGCGAAAAACCTAGATTTTCGAGTGTTTTCGCACAAATCCAAACGCCTAACCCTGTCATTTCAACAATGCCGCGTAAATTACCGTTGCATTGGTAATAAGCATCGAGCACACGATATTCAGTGGTTTCGTTTTGCTGAATGAAGTTGTGGTATTTGAGTGTGTGATACACAATACCCGGTTTTAGTCCGCATTCTTCTGCAAAGACGGCAATATCTTTGTAAGATTGGTATCGAGTTTGAGCAAGGTGTAAGAGTTGCTGCTCTTTGGTTTCATCTGCGATGATGCGTCGTAACTGTGGTTTGGTCATTTATTCCCCCTCAATATCTCCCGTCTTTCCTTTCTAGGCAGACTGTTAAATTTAACTGTTCTGGCTAAATCCACTTGCTTAATAAGCGCTCATTCAGCTCAGCAATACGAGCACCTTTGTCTTTTACCATCTGCTTAAGCCGATGATTTTCTCGTAACAAGCGGTCGTTTTCGTGATGTAATTTGGCTAGGTTGCCTTTAAGATGCACGATCACACGTGCCTGTTTGATGTATTTATTGATGTAGTCGTAAAGTGCTTTACGTAAGCAAAAGGGGTTAAGTAACACGGTATTTCTCCATAAATTGATTTGCTCGGTCAAAGTCGGCTTTCATTTGAATAAACTTGATGAAATGAGCGAATTCGTCTGGCTTTTCTAACACGGCTTTCGCAAAGGCGTTTTGGATATGGTCGAACCGTTTTTGGCTGATGCCTTTGAGGGCAAGCAAGCCGTCTCGGTCTTTCATTCGGATATCATAAAACGAGGTTAAACCGTAAGATTTTAGTAGTGCAGGAAAGGATTTATCGGTTTGGGTTAAGTACGGCAAGATGCTTTGTGTTTTCAGCTCTTCGCATCCTTTTTGACGTTCGATTTCCAATTCGTGGATGGAAAACAACCGCTTGAAGGGGTTTTTAATATCGATGATGTCGTAAAGCTGCTCCATCGTGAAATCACGCCCTTCGGGTGAGGCAACATAGTAAGGCGAGAGGATGTCTTTATAATCGATTTCATCCACCGCCTCGCCTAAGTAGTAATCCAGTTCTTGGTCGAGATGTTCAAAGCAACATTTGTCTTTAAATCGCACAAAGTTGTGTGTGATGCCCCATTCGCCATTGATGCGATAAAGCACACCATAAGTGATACCCCATTTTTGCGGGACTTCAAGGGTTTTGAAATAACGTCTGGCGTGAACTTTATCTTTGATGATATTGCCGTTTAACACGTTCATCGTGGAGTATTCAGCCAGTCTTAAAATATTGAGTGAAAACGAACCTCTAACCGCTGCATCCAACTTGTTCGGCTTGGATTTCGCTTGTGTGCTAGGCGTTCGTTTGCGTGGTTTTGCGGATTTAGCCATTTTCATTTCCTTTTAGACAAAAAAGCCACCGTAAAAACGATGGCTTAGGGTTAAGTAATTGCAAGGTAAGGGGTTAAAAGGTAGGTACATAGCTTTCTCCAAGAAGGCGAGATTTAGCGACTTCAATCAATAACCGATATTCTCGTTTGATTCGATCATTGTGAACTTTTGCTGATTTCGCTAAAAACTCATCGACCGTTCCACTAAAACAACCACGACTGGCAAGTAATGAGCCATCTTTGGATTTATAAACGGTAAGTGTGCCTTGCTCCGTTCCAACATTTGAGAACCAAACAAGATCTTCCTCGCTATATACGAAAGCATTTCCACACACACTAGCATTGCCACACACATTAACATCACCCAGCACCCGAGCATTTCCATACACCTGAGCATCACTATACACCTGAGCATCACTATACACCTGAGCATCACCAAACACCCGAGCATCACCAAACACCCGAGCATCACCAAACACCCAAGCATTGCCAGTATGAGCTAGGTTATCTTCTTTTTCGATATAGCCACCCAGAGAGCCAGCTACAACTATATCAAAATCAATAAGGGCTTTAATGCGGTATAGCGTTTTGCCATACAGCTCTATTTTGTCATCTTTAAGTAATTCATATTTTTTGCGTGTCATTTTTAGTTTCCTTTGGGTACAAAAAAGCCCTCGTGTGAGGGCTATTGTGTTAATTATTGTTATTTTAACGCATCTTTTAATGCATTTAAGGCATTATTCACCTCATTATCTTGCGGAATGTCAGGTAATCTTTGCCACTCTTGGAAATTAGCCAGTAGCCACAAAGAGCCATCATCACAAAGAGCTGTACAATCCCAAACGTGTTGTTTGGAGTATGAATCAGGACTGGCAGTTGCTGTAATCTGAATAATTTTTCTCTTTTTCATATTTCTACCTCTTAAACTTAAAATGGTTATTTCTGTATAATATAAACTGTAAAAATAAAACTACAATAATTTCAATACATTACAAACTAAAAACAACATAATTATTCGAAATAAGTAAAAATAGTGTCCGCAATTGAATAATAATAGCCCTATATTTTACACAATTAGTGCAGAATTTGTATGAATTGCTTTTTCTCGCCAGTCTGTTTATCCGTCCATTCCTCCGATGTTGCCACGCTAATGCGAGCGACTGGATCGCCATTTGGCATTGTTCGTATTTCAGGATCGTTTCCTAAACGTCCCACGATGATTGCTTTGTTTACGCCTGCCATATTTAGCCCTCTTGGTTATTGATGTTATGTTTACGTGCATCTAAAGCTTGAGTTAGTTCAGATAATTGTTGCGGATATTCAGCGAATTTTTTATTTACATATCCACACATTTCTTCGAGCTTGGCGTTTGTTTCTGCAGAGTTGATTTTCTCAAGCATTTTGTCTTTGTGTTCTTCTACTTGTTTCAAGCGTTCAGCCTCTAAATCTACGCCGCTTTCTAGCCATTTGGCAAGGTTTTGCCCAATGTTTTCGGATAACTTAAATGGATCGCTATTTGGTGGGAATAAGCCTGTACGGTCTTTGCTTGGTAAGGCAAAATTGCCATCATGAACTAAATCTAGCACCGTCGTAAATTCATATTCAATACCGTCATTTTGCTCTGATTTCATACCGAGCTTTTGCACTTGTTTGCGACCATTGACCTCAACTTGAGCCGTTTCGGTTTTACTTCGCATCGTAACAATAACGTGAGCAGGGCAAACTAATAAATCATCAATAAAGGCGCGGTGGCGGGCTTTAGTTTCGTTCCAAGCACTCCAAGTATTGCCACGATATTTTGCTCTGGCGGTTTCTTCGTTCAGTTCTAAACACCCTCCTGAACCAGACCATTCGTGCGTGATGCTGTCGATAATTACTACACCATAACCATTCTCTACAGCTAATTTCACCGCTTGACGGTAGCGTTCAGGCGTATATGGAGGTTCTAAATCAAGCACATCAAAATCCACTAAATGGGAGTAGAGTGCTGCACTGCCTTTTTCGGTATCAATCACGGCAATTTTCCCGCCTAAGCCTTTGGCCACGAGCAATGCCCCATAAGTTTTACCTGAACCGCTAGGACCTGTTAATGCCAAGCGGAGTTTAGATTTTTTACGTTCTGCTTTTTGGAATTGCATAATATCCTCCTATCTAATCGTTAACACTTCACTATCCACCAATCTTGCACCGATAATTTCCTCACCGTTTTTCAAGCGGCGTTTGATTTCGGTTTTGTTTGGCGTAACTTTGACGGTAACCAAATCTTCATCGAGGTTGTTGGCCAGAAATTCGGTCTCGTCAAGTTCAACTGCATTGGCTTCTTGCAAGCGGTAGCTTAAGCTAAATAAGCCGCAATTGAGCTTACTCATTCCGACTGCTTTCATATTTTCACGCAAGCGGTTTTTAATGCGGTCGATGTTGTTCTGGCGTGCTTTTTTCATTGCCTGCAAACGCTTGATTTCAGTATCAATCGGGTCGATTTCTGCTTCGATGTTTTTCATCATAAAAATCGTTTGCTGTGCCTTATTTTCGAACGCATCTTCGATTTGGTCTAAAGCGGTTAAAATATCTTCGTTTTCTGCAAACTCTGGATTTTGCAGTAAGGCGTAGATGTTTTGGTATTGGGCGGTAATTTCATAGAGTTTCATAGTGTTCCGTGTGATGGTCTAGCATTGCATTTTCTGCAACAAGTTGATAAATACATTCATCGGCGAGCTGAACAAAATCATTAGGTTCAACCCATTTCAGGGCTTCTTGAATGCTCTTTTTAGCTTGGTTAAAGCGATATTGTCGTGATTTTTCACTTTGTTCGGTAAGGCTTTTAAATACATCTTTCATAGTGGTGTTTTCTCTCCCGTTATCGGATTAACCGAATAACAAGTGTTATCCCATTGGGGGAGTGGTGGTCGTCGTTTGGCAATCACGCCTGTTTCGGGCGTTTTTCTGAATTGCGGCATTTCAAGTGGTTGCTTGAAACGAAAGCCGTCGAGGGCGTTTTGTCTTTCGATTTCACGGGCAAGATGTGCCATTGCGGATTCTTTGCTTATGAGCTTGGAGCGGTACACAATGATGCGGTTGTATCGAACTCGTGCGTACCAAAACCCTCCGTTTCGATGGGTGATTTCACAGGTGGCGTTAATCATGCGGGACTCCTAAATTCACACAAATTGCAAGTGGGGATGTTTTGGGGAATAGCGGGGTCAGGTTGGCTGTCAAGGCAACCCCCAAGGCTTAATACTGCACAAAAAAGCAGGGCGAAGAAAATGCCTGTCAGGACTTTAAGCAAGGTTTGCATTTTTCTCTCCTCAATGCACCCATTTCTGGGCGTGTTTAACTAATTCTTCTAGCTCGTAGATTTCGAGTCTGCGGGCGTAGGTGGGATTGCTTTGGTAGTTTCTTTGGGCTAACTTCAAGGCGATTTGGTATTTTTTAAGGGCTTGTTGTGCGTTCATTTTTCTTTCCTCTTTCGGTGGAAATTTCATCAAAAGCTTAAATTTAGGGTGCAAAAAACCGCCCCACAGGAAAGGTGGAGTGTGAGGCGGTGGGAGTATTCAGTTATTAAGGATTATTTAAATACTGCTTTTTTAGCTGTTGGCGTTTCAAGCAGGCTTGCCATACCTTGCACGAACATAAGGCGTTCAGCACTTGCGTGAATGTAGGCTTGGATGTTTTCCATACATTGGCTGAGTGGTTTGCCTAAGTTGTGGAGGTAATGGCTACCAAAGTGGCGGTCGATATCTATACCGATAAAGGTTGGTTGCACTTTGGTGCGTAAGTCGCTTGCCTGGTAAAGAAAATGATAGGCTTGCACCAGTAGGTTTAGGGGTTCGTCTGCAAGCGGTTGGATTTGATTTGCGTTTTGCGATTCCGCTTTGTGCATTGCGAGGAAAGCACGCAATACAATCAGGTGGAATTTCGGGGAAATCCACATTGCGTAGCTTAAAACAAGTTCTTCACAGACGTATGTGCCGCCTTGTGAACCGCGATAAACTTTTACGGCTTGCGTTTGTCCGTCGCTTTCGATTTCTGCGATGAGTTCTTGAGTTGTATCAAGGCGAAGAAAATTTGATGGTTGATGTTTTCTTAATTCGCCATTAGCTTGATGCACTAAATTTAAGTTGTATAGATTGTCGATTTGGAGAATTTGTTTTTCAAGAATGGTTAATTGATTTGACATTTTTATGCCTCTGGTATTTTAGTTAGTCATTCGATCAACCTTAGTAGGGTTGATCGGGCTTCAACTACCGATACCAGTCGGTGGAACTTATTCAGATGTGTTGTATATCGTTCTCTCGACCCGATCTTTGAAATCCTCAGATGTGAGGATTTAGGATTTCCACTTCTCAGATATGAGAACTGGGAATTTTAGGCATAAAAAAACCGCTATGCTGTCGGGTGCGGATTGCCGCTGGTATTTAGTAGTGCGGTAATCATAATCCGATGTTAGCGGTGTTGTCAATAACTAATTGTTAATTATGTTCTGCTTTCGTCCATTCTTCAATAAGCGACAAGATTAAGCGAAGCTGTGTGATGCTGAGTTGATTTAGGCTACCACGGATAACACGCGTGAAGGCATCTCGGTTAAATTCGCTGTTTTGTGCGTCGTGGTCTTCCAGTAAAGCATCGCCGATAAGTTCATTTACGGCATCTTCTAGGCTTAATCCGTGAGCTTTGGCATAGCGTTCAAGCCATTCTTGGTATTCAATTCTAACTTCCATCTTTTTTCCTTTGTTGGTTGTTTGAGGTTGTGAAAAGTTAATCCGAAGTAGGGGCGGTTGTCAAATATTTTCCGCATCATAATGAAACCCTCTCTATCTAGTGATATGATTATCAGTGACCAAACTTTAATCTACTTACCGCATTTGGCAAGAATTTTTGCAAGGTCTGTTTATAAGTTTTTCTTCACAATTTCTGTAATCTCTTTTGCGTA